AATGAGGGAGGCGTGGGAAAGGCGGCCATGAATCTGCAAATGCGTCAGGAAATATTCAGGAAATTATTCAGTTTTGGAATCCGGCGCGTGCTCCATTCAGGCGGGAGGCTTTCGCGGGGGAATACGGAGCTCCGATAGCTGACAGGCTGAGGCCCAAGGTAGTGCTGACTGGGAGAGCCGCAGGAAGCCCCTGGCTCTGCCTCAGGGCTCATGAGGGGAAAGGTGGCGCCTCGCGGTTTCCCGCGCCGCCGCCGCCGCTAAAAGGCCTGGCTAAAAAGTGTCCAATCGGTTGGACAGTAGGCTGCTGCAGACGAGGTTCCGCTGCATGGGCGCAATGAGGGCAAATAAAATTTGACATTGCAATTGCCCTTTGCTATACTTCGCTCATTGGGGGAACGAACCATGTGCATTTTCTCATGCAAAAGCCAAGGCCGCGCCCGACAGCCGATGCCCATGCAGGCATTTTGGGAGGCGGGAAATGCAGCCGTACATTCGCATAGCATGCAGGGTTTCTGATTTTCTGCCCCTGGAATCCATCAGCGAGTTTCAGGGCAATTTCAAGAAGCGGGCAAAAAAATAGCTTGAGCAGATTATAGCCTCGATTCTCAGGTTTGGGTTTTCGTTCCCGTTCTTTGTCTGGCGGAACGGGGGGCGAAACTGGTGCATGGACGGCCATGGAAGAATTCTCGCCCTGCTGCTGATGCGGAAAGCCTATTACGCCATTGACAAGGCGGGGCGGCTTTGCAAAAAAGAGGAGCCCCCTCCCATGCTGCCTGAATTTCCCGTGGTTTACGTGGAAGCCGAAAGCGAAGCCGAGGCAAAGCAAAAAATGCTCCGCCTAAACTCGCAGTACGGCGCAATCGACCCTGAGGGATTCCGCGCGTTCATCGAGGGCCTTGAAATAGACTGGGGGGAGCTTGCGCTTCCAAGCGGGGAGCTGCTCGAGTTTCCAGGGCTGCTAGGGGGCGAAGGGGGAAGCCGTACCCTTGCCGAGCGCTTCATCGCCCCCCCGCTTTCGGTTTTCCGAGCGGCTGCCGGGTACTGGCAGGACAGAAAAAAGGCGTGGCTTTCCCTTGGCATTCAGAGCGGCAAGGGACGCGACGACGCCATGCTCAAAGGCCTGGCGGGCCTTGCGAAAAAAGCCAGCGGCAGCAGCCTCCCGACCGAGAGCATTTTCGATCCGGTGCTGTGCGAAATCATGTATGCCTGGTTCTGCCCTCCGGGGGGGCGCATCCTCGACCCGTTCGCCGGCGGCTCCGTGCGTGGAATAGTCGCCGGATGCATGGGCCGCGACTACACGGGCCTGGACATAAGGCAGGAGCAAATCGACGCGAACCTGGAGCAGGCCGGCATTGCGGGGGACAGGATTCCCGAGTGGATATGCGCTGACAGCCGCGAGATGGACGGCGCCCTCCCTCGGGGCTTTGCCTGCGACTTCGTTTTCTCTTGCCCGCCCTATGCCGATCTTGAGACTTACAGCGATCTTCCGGGGGATATCTCGAACATGGACTACGCCGAATTTCTTGCCGCATATCTGGACATCATAGGCAAGGCCTGCTCCAGGCTCAGGGAGGACTCCTTCGCCGCTTTTGTCGTAGCCGAGGCAAGAGGCAAGGCGGGGCAATACTACGGGCTGGTGCCGGACACCGTCAAAGCCTTTGAGGGCGCGGGGCTTAGGTTTTACAACGAGATGATCCTTGCTACCCAGATAGCTGCAAAGGCCCTTACCGCCGCGGAGGGCTTCGTTAAGTCCAGGAAAATCGGGAAGATACACCAGAACATCCTGGTTTTTGTGAAGGGCGATCCCGCGAAGGCGGCGATGAAATGCAAAATAGACGGAAAGGAGCTCGCCGGCGCCCTGCGCGAGGCCGCCAATGTCGAGGGCGTCAGCGCATGAAGGCGGCGAACGTGACCCTGCGGGGTCTGACTCCGCGCCTTTTGGCTATTTCCCTTGCTTTCCCGTTGAGCGCCTCTATGTGCGGCTTGGCCATCTCCTTGGCTTTGTCGTACGTTATTGCCCCCTGGCAGAGCCAGGCCTTGATATTCTGCAGCTCGATGGCGCTTGCATTCATTCCCGCTGTCCCCCTGTGTCCAGACCTTGCGCCAGACGGCTTTCTTTTTCAAGGGGGGGCGGCGCGCAGCGCCGGAGAGGCGGCCTTGCCGGCGCCGGAGGCGCGCTGTGGCTAAGCGAGCGGGGAACCCGAATATTGCAGAGGCGGGGAGGGCCACAAGGTTTTCCAGGGAGAACCGCCCCGCGAATCCGGGCCGCAAGCCGTCAATCCTGAAAAAGTGGATAGAAAAGTACGACCTGTCGAGAAAGGACATTTGCGACGTTTTCACCAATTTCCTGCTTGCCAAGAGCGTCGCCGAAATCGAAAGGCTGGCAAGCGACAAAGGGCTGCGCGACAGGCTTCCCGCAGCGCTGGGCTTCCATCTGCAAATCCTTTTCAAGCAGGCCCAGAAAGGGGACGGAAAGCACATGGAGGCCGTTCTGCGCATGCTTCTCGACAAGAGCGCCCAAACGGGCGACATTGAAGCCGCCTGCATTCCGGAGGGCGCGAGGAATCGCCTGGACAGGATATTCGGCGAGGCGCGCGAAGATGCGCTGAAAGCCAAGCCGGAAAAGGCCGCGACTGCAAAACCCGCCGAGAAAAAGCCAAAAAATGACTAATCGCGCATGGGGCCGAGAAAAATTTGCCGCTTGCCTTTTTGCGGGATGGGAGTATAATAAGGGCTATAACCGAAAACTGGTTATTAAACGGTTATTATGCCACGGAAGGATATTTACAAAGACGGCGTAGGCACGCAATTCTCCTCGACTAACCGTCCGGCGAACCCTGGCAGGCGGCCCAATATGTTCGCTAAGTATGTCAGGGAAAACAGGGTGTCGCTTGATGACATCAGGGCATTTGTATCCAGCCTGCTGGGATACGACGAGGATGAGATAAAAAAAATACTGAAGGACAAAAAGGACAAGCCGCCTGTCGGAATAAAGCTTCTGTTCAAGGCAGTCATAGCGGACTTGAACAGAAGCGAAATAGGCAATTTGCTAAAGCTCATGGACAGGGCCTACGGCAAGCCCGAAAAGACCATAAACCATGAGATCGCCGCCATTTCACCGGATACCTTTGCCAAGCTAGATGCCTTGTTTGGCGAGCCCCCAAAAAAGGAAACCCGGGAAAGGAAGCCGAAAACACCGAGAAAGGAGCCCAATGAAAAGCGAGCGGGAGCACTCAAAAGGCCAGGAGCCAAATAGCGCCGACGTCTGGCTGCAGACGATAAAGCGCTCGCCCCACATTCTTGGGCATCTTATCGGCTATGACGAGCTTATCCCCCTTCACGGCAAGTGGATAGCCGACTGCTGGGATTCGGCTGGCTCGCGCGGCCTAATGGCGTTTCGCGGCAGCTACAAGACCAGCTCCGTTGTAGTCACCGGCATCATCCGCCATCTGCTGTTTAGGCCGGCTGCGCGCATCCTCATAGTCAGGAAAACGCACGAGGAGGCATGCAGGATCATTAAGGCTGTGTCGCGGGCCTTTGACAGAGACGATCTGAAAGCCCTGTTTTGGGCTGCCCACGGGATTGCGCCCCAAAAGACGATGGACGCGAAAGACCAAATAATGTTCAGCTTCAAGCAGGACACGACCATCGAGCCGTCCCTGACAGCCAAGGGCATAAAGGACGCAGTAACCGGCGCCCACGTGGACGTGGTGATCGCCGATGACATAATCGGGCTGCAGGACAGAATCAGCAGGGCGGAGCGGGAAAAGGTCAAGGACAGCATACGGGAGCTTGCCGGAAACATAGTGGACCCTGGAGCGCTTACAATCTGGCTTGGGACAAAGTGGGCGAAAGGCGACGGCTGGGACGTTATCGAGAGCTTCACCGATGTGTGGAAATACCCCGAATCAAAGTTCAACACGTTTGTTTCCAAGGAGGAGATCGAGACGAAGCGCAAGCGGCTGACGCCATTTCTGTTTGCCATCAATTACGAGCTGGAGCTGATAGCCGACGAAGGGCTGCTGTTCCAGGAGCCAAGATACGGCAGCTTCGACGCGGAGGCATGGCGGGCGGGGGAAAAGGTGGTCGCCCACATAGACGCGGCCTACGGCGGCGGGGATACCTGCGCCATGACCATAATGAGCAAGGCCCATGCCATAGGCTGGGTATTCGAGGGCAACGTGCGCGACTGGTACGGCTTTATAGAGCGGAAGTACAGGGAATGGGGCTGTTCGGAGATTCTCATGGAGACGAACGCCGACAAGGGATTCCTGGCCGGAGAGCTGCAGGGGCGCGGTCTTAGGTGCCGCGCCTACTCCGAGAGCATGAACAAGCAGATGAAGATTTCCACGTATTTATACCAAGCGTGGCCCGATATAATTTGGGACGAGCGGACAGACATGGAATACATGAACCAGATACTGGACTGGAGGCCCGACGGCAGCGGGCGCGACGACGCTCCGGACAGCGCCGCCTCCCTTCGGCGGGAAGCGTTTGAAAAAAGCACCGAGCTTAACGAGGGGTTTCGCAGGCAGATGGCGGCAAGGCGAAGGAGAGGCGATGGCTGAGGAAACGGTTGACAATATGATTTCATCGGCTATCATAATCAATGAGCGGGAAGCATTCAAAAGCGATGCTTCGAAGGCAATTGAAAAAGCAGCCGGCAATGGGGAGGGATGGCAAGGTGAACAAAAGGCAGGCTGAGCGCGCTGGTCAGCTCTTGGAGAAAATCAAGGACGCTGAAGCCGTAATGAAAAAACCGAGCATATTATCCTTTTGGCTAAAACGGCAGTATGGGCTAATCTCTAATGAAGCTCCTCTTGATATGAGGGTGAAATGGGGCATGGAACTCGACAGGGACTGCGTGGAACAGATTTTAACCCTGCAGGTTGGCAAATGGAACCGCGAACTTAAAGAGCTGGGGTGCGCGGACTAGGGGTGTGCCTATGGCAAAGAAATGCCTGCGCTGGATTCTATATCTTGGATTATGAATCATGAGGACAAAATCACTGGCAGATACGAAAACGCGGGAGGGGGAAACTGATGGCGAGGTTTAGAGTGTTTTATCCGACGCGGCACCGATGGGACGCGGGCAGGTTCGCAAGCAAAGAGCGGGCGATCCTCCATGCCGACAAGCGCGCTGCGTGCTTCGCCGTTCTCAGGGCAGGCGCGGTCCTTGCGGACGCCGAGCATCTGCGCTGCCCTCGGCTTGACGGCGAATGCGCCGCTTCGTGCCGATGCAAAAAGCCGTTTCGCGGGGGCTTCGCTCAGGATCGGCGGGGCGCCGAGGTCGGGCAGGCATGAGCGACAGCGTTTTGCAGGGCGGGCACTTCAAAAAAATAATAGGCCCGCTGGGATTCTGGAAAAAGGGCGGCGGCGAGGCGGAAAGCTTGGGGAAGCGGAGAAGCCAGAACCGCCCGGAGCCAGTGGACATGACCGGGGGATCGCAGTCTAACGCCGATCTGCTGTACGGCCTGTTTTACGGCGATGAGCCTGGGCTGCAGTTTGCGGCCCCCATGGCGTATGCCCCAATAAGCGTGCCGACCAACCTCGTGGGCATACCCACTCCGAGGGCCCCCGATGAGAAGACCCAGGAGGCGATGAAGGAAATCCTCAAGGAGCAGGGCGACGAGTTCCCGATCATCGTGCAGACATACCTGCTGATCGGCACGGCATGGCGGTGGTGCCGGTACAGCCAAAAGCTGGGGCGGGTTATTTGGGAGGCAATCCCCGACCAAAACGTGACCGACATCGAGATAGACGTGGACACCGGCGAGATCAGCGTCGTATGGGATCACGTCATGGTGAGCTACTCGGACGGGTACAATCGGGTCAAGCGCGCCGAGCGCAAGCGGCGCATCGGGCGGGACTGCGTCCAGGTGTGGTGGACGGGCGAAGGCAGGGAGCTGAAAAGCGAGAGGTTCGGCAACCCGTTCGGGTTCATCCCCATTCCCTTCGGGCATGAGTGCAAGGAGGGCGAGTGGCGCGGGCACTCGATATTCGGCCGCAACCTGCGGCTGTTCAAGTCCACCCACGACATTCACAGGATGCGGGACGAGATACTGGCGCAGTTCAGGCCGAAGCTGGTCCAGCACGTTGCGGGGACAGCGGATGCCGCCGACAAGTGGCTTGCAAACAACGCCAAGACCCTGGAAGACATGGATCCCTTTCAGGACGATTTTTACATAAACGTCGGCGACCATGAAAAAACCGACTTCCTGCACCTTCCGGCGGACGCGACCAGGCAGCACACCGAGGCGATAAGCGCCAACCTAAAGCTGCTTATGGTCGGCTCCGGCGTACCCGAGCTTTTCTGGCCGGGGCTGGCGACCGGCAACCACGCGAGCACGGACGTTCAGAAGGACCTAGGCGTGGAGTACATCCACGGGCTGCGGCGGGAGCTGAACAGGGCCTTCACGCAGCTTTTCAACCAGACGCTGACCCTTAGGGGCTTCATGGAGCAGACGCGCTACGGCGAGGCGCGCTGCGAGTGGGATCAGTTCGAGATGGTGAGCAAGGAGACCATGGGCAAAATCTTCAGCATGTTCACCCAGAGCCTGGGCCGCATCATCAACGACGCGTCTATGGGGTACGACGACGTGAAGTACTTCATAGACAAGTTTTACCCGGACATGCCCGAGCGCACCAGGGACAAAATCAAGGCTGGCATGTTCGAGATGCTCAAGAGCCAGACGCTGCACCTTAAGGGCGACCTGTACGACGCAGCCGAGGCAAAGGCGGCTGGGGGCATCGGCGGCGAGAAAAAGGATGCCGAGCATGGCGATTCCTCCGATGGGGACGGCGACGACCTGGACGACGGCGCGCGGGACATGGAAGGGGCGGGCAGCAGTTGACCCCAGCCGAGTACCGCAGGGCATACGCCGATGCGCGCCGCGAGCTGGCGCGATGCTCCATCGCCGACGGCAGGAAAATACGCAAGGAATACATGCGCGCGTTTTCCCTTGCCTCGAGATCGGCGAGGGAAAGCCGCGGCAGAAGTCTCATTGAGGATCGGGTCCGCCGCGCCTTCCCCCGAAAGGAGCTGCATGACTTCATCATGGAAACAGTGCTGAATGCCAGATACCGAGCCGCGAGCCTCGTCGCCGGCATCGGCAAAAGATACATTTTCGGCGCGCTGGATCAGGCGCCCGGGCACGGGCTCAGCAAGGACAGGATTGCAGCCATGTTCGACGAGTTGGCAGAAGGCGCAAAAATACCCAACTCTGCGGCGCCAGGCGGAATCGCCATGAACGATGCGGGCGAGCCCCCGAGGCTGCTGCGAGAGTATACTAGGCACGTTGACCGCAAGGCGCACTCGCTCAGCAAGTCAATATGGGACACGGTAGGCCATACCGAGGAGGCGATACTGAACACCGTGCGGGGGAGCATATCCCAAGGGAGGGATATCCGAACCATCGCCGCAGACATTATGGCGCATGGCCGATTCGGGCCGGCCGCCATTCCAGGCAGGTGGGGGAAGCTTCTGCCCGGCACAAGGGAATACGCGCGGCGGCTTGGCAGGGCAGGGGTGGACTACCGGGTCATTCGCCTGCGCCGCTCGGAGCAGTACCGGATGATGCAGGAAAAGGCCATAGCTGAGGGGCAGAGCAACCCCGCCTGCACCGGCGAGTACGACTGGATCATGTTCGAGGGAGGCAACAACTGCGAGGTGTGCGAGGATTTGGAGGCTGGCAGCCCGTACACCTATGACACGGTTCCCGCCTATCCGCACCCAAACTGCATGTGCACAGTCCGGCCTAGGCTCAAGCCCCGCGCCGAGTTCATGAAGGAGCTTCGCGCTTACGCGAGCGGCGAGCCAGGCGGCAGCGGGATAGCGAGATGGGCGCAGGAAAAGGGGCTGAGAGAGCCGGCGGGCGGCGCAGGCATTGAATCGCAGCTTGGGATAGCCAAGGGGGAGCCGGCGGGCATGAGGCAGGCGCTTCTTGCCGCCAACGCGAATGCCGACAAAACCAGAGGATTCCAAAACAACTGCCAAAGGAGCGTTGTTGCCTACGAGCTCCAGAGGCGGGGTTTTAGGGTAACGGCAATGCCGGCCATCATGCCGAGGTCGCAGGACTTTATCAATGCCGGCTACGAATGCTTTGTCGGATCGCAATTGAAGCATGGCGGCAGGCGATGGAGCGACCTATCTGGGAAACTAAACGGGCATCCCGTCGGCTCAAGGTTTGGGATTGTTTGGAATTGGAAGGGCGGGAGCGGCCATACGATCGTGGCCGAAAGAACTCGCAACGGAATTCGCTTTTTTGATGCGCAGGAAGGCGCCGGAATCAGCATGGATGCGCTGCCAAGCATTCAAAGGATAGAGGTAAGAAATGGCATTCGGCATCTGTTTTTTTATCGCATGGACAATCTTCCGCTGGACACTAGGCTCGACTTTGCCAGAATCGTAAGCCCTCATTCCGTGAGAAGGAATATTGACAATTTCGGACTGTCCGCTATAATTTACGAACAGGTGAAAAAGATGACCAAGGATGAAGCCAGGAAGATTCTCGAACAAAGCGAAGAGCTGGCTCCGTACACGAACGAGAATGACGACGATCGCGAGACGTGGCATTACAAAGTCGGCGATTTCTATAAAGAGGCTCCCGACGCATTTGGCTTTGCCGTGTATGCCTATTCGGCCCAAACGCCCATCGATCCGCTGTTTGCCTTTGCTTACTGGGTATTGAAAGAGTCCGGCGAGGTAACCAAGAGCACGTACCCTATATCCGAGAAGGCTCTAAAAAAGCTGACTCCGCCGTCTTGACAATTGGAAAGCAAGCCAAGGGGCATGGCCCCTTAAAAAATATCAGGGAGGGCGACCAATGTACTGCATTGCCATCACCAAAGAAGGAAAAACGGATTTCTACAAAGGCTCCGGCGGCAGGCCGAGCCGCTACCCGACGCTGGCGGATGCGCTGGTGTCGGCCCAGTACCTGGGGCTGACCAGGCAGGCCGAGGAATTGCACTTCGTGAAGGGAGGCGCCGACCTGGGGGCAATCTCGAAAACAGCCGCCGCCGCATCAGGCGGCGGCGGCGATCAGATGCAGGCGCTTGAGCAGAATGGAGGCTCAAACTGGAGGGCGCCGCTGGAAAAGATGAGCAAGGAGCAGCTTGCCGCCTGCGCCAAGGAAAGAGGGATTGCCGTCAGCGCCGACGCCTCGAAAAAGGAAATCCTTGCCATCATCCTGGAGGCCGAAAAACAGGGCGATGAATCCGCCGCCGCATCAGGCGGCGGCGGCGATCCGCAGCGGCAAGCTTCATCGGAGGGCGGCGATGGTTCTGGATCGTGAGCAAGAGGAAGAAATCCTCGAAGCCGTGCGGAGGGCCGCGGCGTCGGTGGAGTACGGCGAGGTGCGAATTTGCATCAACAAGGACGCGCCGACGCTGGACGTCACCGTTGAGACTCACGAGAGATTGCGTCTTGCGAAAAACCCTTGACACGAAAAGAAATGCCGGTATAATAAGCGCATAACAAGATCGGCGTGTCCCGCTGGGCATCCACGATCGCGCGTTGCTGACCGATATGCGGAGGCGACAATGTTTCCCGACGAACAAGCGTTGGGATCATTGTCGCCTTTTTTGTTTTCACGGAGGAAACGGCATGAGAGGAGTTTTCAAAAACAGCGCCCCGCCGCCGGGCGTGGTGTTCTGCAACCTGAAAACCGCCAAAACGCAGATGCCCTCGGCGCAGGACATTCCTACGCTCGTGAGGGACGAGGCCATGTCCGCCCTGCTCAAAAACGAGGACACCCCCAGGTACTACGTGGAGGCCATAGACTTTCCGGTCAGGGGAACCGGCGGCATATACACCGAGAGCTTCTTCGAATCGTTCCTGGACCGCATGAAGGCGCATCCCTTCGGCGGGAACAAGCTTGGGCACGCATGGCCGGAGAGGAACGACTTCTACACCGTCGGCGGCAAGATCGAGAAGAACGGGAGCGGGGAGTCCGGCACGGTGTACATGAAGGTTTTCGTCCCCTCGATGGGGTTCGAGACCACGAACTCCGGCTTTATCCGCGACCTTGAGGCGCGGAACGTGCATTTCTCCCTGGTGACGAGGCCCGAGTACGAAATGAGGATGAACGAGAAAACCAGGGAGATGGAGCGGCACTTCGTCAAAAGCGCCGGCAACGAGCGCAACGACGCGGTGCCGTTCGAGGGCGGCGCCATGCCGCAGCGGGTCAACGGCCAAGACTACGAGCAAGCGAAAACCCTGATCGAAAACGGTCGGGTGGATTATAAGTCCAGAGCCGAAGGGGACGAGATCATACGGAACGGCCAAGTAACCTATTCCGCGCTGCGCCGCCTAGCCGCCAGCGCCGATAGCCGAACACCCGAACTGGCGGAACTCGTGTCTTTGGCGGACAAACAGCGAAACCACGGGAGGAAGAGAATGGATGGCGAAGACAGAGTCATAACCAGGGACGAAGCCCTGAAAGCGCTGAGCGGGCTGTACGCGAACGGCCTTGTCAGCATGGAGGACATTGCCGCCGGCGTGGGCCGCAACGCGGCGGCGTTCCTGCGCGGCGAGGCGGACGAGGCGAACGCGGCGCTGGCCAGCGGCGTCCGGCGGATGCTTGGCGACAGGCCGATGGAGGAGCTTGAGCAGCTTCTGAGCACCAGGGCCGAGAACGAGCGGTTCATCGCGCAGAACGCCGTTCGGGAGCAGGTAGGGGCGGAGAAAATCAGGAACGCCAAGGGCGAGGAAGTTGAAAACCGCGCCTACCAGTACGCCATGAAGATGTGCAACGGCAAAACTGGGCGCGACCTCAAGTCCGCGCTCGACGCCCTCAGGAGCGACCCGATCATGCACGATCTGCTGGCTGCCCAGGCGGACCACTCGTCCGAGTTCAACCGGATCGAGGGCGGTGGAAACTCGGAGAAGTCCTTGGCCAATTCCGCGGGCTCCGCGCCCGACGTGCTGGAGGTGTAGGCGCATGGCGGCGACAGTATTCATCGAGAAGCACCACAATGACGTTGCGAAGATCAAAAATCCCCTAGACCGGAAGGTCGAGGGTGGCGAGTTCATTATCGCCGGGCAGCTCTGCGGCGTGGTGGACAGAAGCGCCGGGATCGGCGAGCCCATCGGCCTGCAGATCGAGTCCTTCCTGGAAATTCAGGTTGGGGCGGCCGACCTGGAGACTGCGGAGCGCGGGTACGCGGAGGGCTCGCCGATGTACTTCAGCCAAGCCTCGGGCAGGTTCGCCGACGCCCCCGGGACGCTTGGCGGGTTCGCGGCGGTTGGGCAGATCGCCCACAATCGACTTGACGGCAGCGGCGGGGGCGTAGTCACCTTCTTTAAATATCCGCTGGCAGTGGCATAGGGGGAAAGCATGGACACGAATTCAATGATACCCGTCCTTGACGGGGAGGCGCTCCACGTAAAGATGGCGAACGCCCGGCACAGCCGGAAGATCAGCGTCTTCGAGGGCGGCATGGACTACAACCTGGCGACGGAGCAGGCGGCGACTCACTACGTGCAGAACATTGCCGTGACCAGCCCGGCGTGGAAGGAATCGGACAAACGGGCCGGGCTCCATGACCGCATCAACAGTCTTCGGGCAAAGCTGAAAGCCCAGGAGAACGCCAGCCAGGGATACAACCCAAGGGACGTGGCGGATCTCATCGGGGCTTACTTCATCGACATCGTGCGGCTGTCCGACGAAACGCCGGACTACACCTCTGTGCTGACCACGGTTTTCAGCCGCCCGAACATGCCGAAGGACATCAACCTGCGCGACTTCCTGCCGTACACCGGCAAGGAAATGGAGATTCGCGGGTCCAACGACAGCGTGCCGCTCATCGAGCAGGCGACCGCCGACAAGATCCCGATCTCCCTGTCGATCAAGGCCTTCGGCCACAAGTCCAGCCTGTTCAACATGGCCTTCAACCCCTTCTGGGACGTCAACAGGCTCATGGAGACCGTGGCCAGCATCCGCGTGGATTCCAGGAACGACGACGTCATCGGGGCGATCGTCAGGGCCGAATACGACGCGGCCCACATGCAGGCAGCCGACACGGAGGGCGAGACGCGCGACCTCAGGGTTTACAACACCATCGACGACGCGCTCTCCATGCTCTATGGGCTTTACCACCCGCAGTTTGACACGCGGAAGATCGGCACGATGAACCCCAGGATTTACCTGCTGATCAACCCCATGGACGTGCGGAAAACGCGCGCCGTGATCTCCGGCGGGCTGGTCGGCGCCGGCGGACTCAAGCAGATCGTCAACGCCCTGCCCATAGACGGGATAATCCCCTACTCTGGCGGCATCCAGGACGGGCTGAGCTGGGGCAAGGAAGTCCTGAAATTCCCGGGGGTCAAAGAAGGCGAGTTCTACCTCGTGGCGGTCACCCCTTACGGCGGCATGACCTTCACCAAGCGCGACCTCACCTTGGAGACGGGGACCGGATCGGTGCTTCAGCTATCCCGCGAGGAGCGGGCGTGGTACCGCATCGGGGCCACCTTCCTCGACTGGCTCATCGGCAAGACCGTTGGCAGCAAGGCTTACGGCGGGATCATCAAGGGCAAGCTGCCGGAGAAATAAGGCCATGACGGAAGCGGAATTCGCGATCGCGCGGGAAATCAGGATGACTCTCAGGGACCCCCCGGGGGTCAACGATCTCGCGCTCGCGGATTCCCTTCCGGATAAGCCCGATCCCCAGGTCGGGTACCACGTCCCCGACCTGGGCGGCTACAGAAGGTTCAGCGAAAGGCGCGGCGAATGGGAGCGGCTGGACGCCAGGCTGAGCGACGCGCGCATCTTGGAGACGGTTGGGCGGGAGGGCCCGCTGCGAGCGGCAGTGAGCCTTCTCGATTTCATCGTCATGGGCCTGCAGGCCGAGGCGACGAGCTTCAGCGCCGGGGCGCAGAAGGTGTCCAAGGCGGGGCTGCTTGAGCGAATCGCGCTGTACAGGGAGCAGCGGAAAATACTGCTTGAGCGGGCAGGCATGAACACCGGCAGGACGCTGCGGGCGCGGCGGCCTCCGGTCGGCGGCGTGGCGGAGGATTGGTGATGGGCGTTCTTTGGGACGAGCACTACGACGGCATCAGGCAGCTTATCGACGTCAATCCTGCCAGGATAGCGTGGAAGCGTTGGCCGTCGAAGGACAACGCGCGAGGCGAGGCAGTCGACGACCTCGACGCCGATCCCGAGGAGCTATCCGCGTGGGTCAGGATTAGCCAGAAAAGTGGCGGCGTGCAGGACGCGGCCGCGGAGGCGACGGGGCTCACGACGAGCCTGTCGATGTACGTGGTCGCGCTGCATGACGCGGATCTGCGCGAAGGGGACGTTATCGAGGCGAGCGCCGGCGCGATTGGCAGGTGGAAGGTCGGGGTCGTTGACGAGCTGTCCGTGGACGGCGAATGCTATGCGAAGCAGGCCCCGCTTGTCAGGGCCGACGGATAGGGGGAGAGACATGGAAGACGAGCATCTTCCGCCAAGGCCGGGGGAGGCAAAGGCAGGCCCCGGGCCGCTTCAGGCAGGCCCGATACCGCTGTACGTGCGAGGCGCGACCATTCCCCTGACCGAGGCCGAGGCTCTGGGGGTGATAGCCCAGCTTTCCAGCGCCCTGCAGACGCGCGGCGCCGGGCTGTCTCTCTCCTCCGGGTGGGTGGCGCGCAATGGCTAGAATCACCCACCAGATCGGCGCATTGATGGGGCATGTTGGGGACGCCTTTGACAGAAGGAAGATCGCCCTGTTTGCCCTCTGCAACGCTTTTCAGCAGGAGGCGAAAGAGAATGCAAGGAAAGCCCAGGATGTCGTTCTGGGGCAGGGAAATTTGTGGACCAACCGTACGGGCGATGCCATTCAGGGCGTTGACGGCTACGCGGAGATGGACGACGACGGCGTGGGCTGGGGGCTGATGCACACCATGGGCTACGGGAAGTGGCTGGAGCTGAAAGGCCTCGCCGGCACGGCAAACGTTCAGCCTCTGCTCAATCCGACGGTCAGGAAAATGGCCCCCGATTTTTTTGAGCAGGCGAGGGCGATTTTCAATGGTTAACGACGTCATTGCCCGGCTAGAGGAGGGCTCGATAAAAAGCGTGGCGCTGTTTGCCGACAGCATGAAGGTGCCGGCGCCGCCGTGCGTGATCGTGAAGCCGGAGGCGGGAGTCAGAAGCGGCACCCGCTCCTTCAGGATCATTGTCCGCCACGCGATAGGAAAATTTGACGCTCTTGAGGCATACGCGCTGGGCGAGCTTGACAGGCTTCTGCTCGGCGGCTTCGACGGAAAGAGCGGAAGGCGATACATGATGTACCGCAGCGGGTTTGGCGACGTAGCGCCGGACCCCGGCGGGAACTGCATCTACATGGAACGCATATTCTGCGCCCCGATGCCGGGGCTTGCCAACTAAACAGGATTACGGAGGACAGACATGGTTCAAAGAAAGCAGAGATTCGCCACCCAGGGCGTGCGGTTTCAGCGCCACAACCCGGACGGCACCATCCCCACCCCGCAGAGGTTTCTCGGGTTTGCAAACGCCGCGGACTTGTCGGCAATGGCCGGCTCGCCGCAGCCTTTCACGCTGAAGATCGACGACCGCCCCCACGCCACGCTGCCGGTAAGCATTGGCGGTGCGGCGGATCCGTCAAGGGTCACGGTGCAGGAGGCGGCGGACGCGCTGAATGCCGCAGGGTTCGAGAACTTCCGGTTCATCGCCGACCCGTTCACCGGCAGGCTGCGCGGCTCTTACAGCACTGGCAAGGCTGCGACGCTGACGGTTGAGCTGGCAAACGAGGACGACGCTGCGCACACCCTGCCGGCGGGAACCTACGCATTGCAGTACGGCGGCAAATCGTTTGCGGCGGTTTTGGCGGCGCCCCTTTCCATTCCTGACGGCGAGACTGCGCAGATC